TACCAGCTGCTGTTCAAGGGCAGCAAGACCGGCTCCTATCTGACCATCGAGCCCAAACAGGGCTGTACCGTTCCGGCGGCAGTCTGGTCGGTGTCGGAACGAGATGAACTTGCCCTTGACCGCTATGAGGGGTATCCCCATTTCTACTACAAAACGGAACTGGAACTTTCCCTTGCAGAAACCGGGAAAAAGCTGACTGCCTTTGTGTATATCATGCACGAGGAACGGAAACTGGGCATCCCCACTTCTGCCTACATCCGCACCTGTGTGAATGGATACCGCCAGTTCGGCTTTGACCTGAAACACCTGCGGAAAGCCATGGACATCAGCGAACGGGAGGTGTACCACCATGAAAACGGATAAGCCAGTTTCGGAGGTCTGCCCACTTTGCAGAAAACCCTACTCCGGTGTTCCGGCACTTTCCAGAACGGACAACCAAACGCCCATTTGCCCGGACTGTGGCATTCGGCAGGCACTGGAAAGCATCGGCGTTTCCACGGAGGAACGGGAGAAAATCCTGTCTGTAATGCACCGAAAGTTCCCCATGTAACCGCCCTGTTTGCCCTGTGTGGGCTTTCAGAGCGTTTGCCGAAAAACTGCCCAAAGTCAAAATCAGCCCCACACAGGCGAACTGTGCGGGGCTTGGTTGGTGGCTGCAATTTTCCGAGATGCCTTTTCCATTGTACTGTATTTTACCATAGAAAAGCAAGTTTATCCAGTGTCAGATCCACCAAATATACAGCGGAAATATCGCCTTATGTTCTGTACATTTAGCCGCTTGCTATACGCCGAAAGGTATGGTAATATACAGTTACCGAAAGGGAAAACAACCAAAAAACGGAGGAAAAACACAATGGTAGCATACGGAATCGCAAAGGCAAGAGCAATGGCAAACAGAACGGACTGGAACGAAAGAACCGAAATCACAAAGGCGGTCATCACCTGGTTCGATGCGGACTACGAATACGAACTGGAGATTGAAAACGAGGACAGGATGGACAACGAGGAGTTCACCGCATGGGTTGAGGAAAACGCAGAAAACCTTGCAAAGGCAGATGCCGAGGAAAACGGAACGGCCTTTGAGGAAATCGACAGCATTGACTTTACGGAAAAGGAAATCGATGACGATGCCCTTTTCGATGAGGAGTACGAAAACGCCTGCGAATTTGAATGGGTGACTCCCCACGGGGTGGGGAGATGTCCCGAAGGGACAGAGGGGACGGGCACCTGTTAGGTGTGCCAGACCGGACAGTAATCCAAAACCATAACCCAAGACCACAGCCCCGAAAGGGGCTGTGGCTCGTACAGCCTCCGTGTTGCCTTGTCCGGCGTGGTTTTGTTTCCTCCGAGTGCTTTTCCCCTTCCCACAAATGCCCCACACAGGGCAACGTGGGGCTTGCTTTTTTGGTTGGTATCATACACAATTTTCTGCTTTCATCTTTGTGCAGAATATGCCGGAAATTTCGTTGACTTCTCCTTTGGTTTATGGTAATATACATCATGCCGAATGGCAAAAAGCAACGAAAACTGGAGGAAAAAACAATGTGGACAGAAGGAACAATTCAGGTAGGAACGAGCACTTTTCACTACTGGGTGAAACACTATGAGGAGCCTTCCGCTTTTGGATATGAGGAAGGCAGAGCCTCGAAAATCTCCCTGCGGCGGAATGGCAAAACGGTGTTCAATTTTGACCGGGGCATGGATATTCCGCCGGAGGATGAAGAAACCGAAACTGCACTGGCGATCCTGCTGAAACAGTACAACTGATTCTTCCAAAACCAAATCTCATAAGCCGGAGCCGAAAGGCTCTGGCGGTCGTACACCCGGTTTTTGTTCGTGTATGGTACACAAGAAACCGTAGAAATTTCGACGTTTTTTCTGTTCATTTAGCCGCTTGCTATCCTTGAATTTGTATGGTAATATGGTTACAATGGGAATGGAATCTCGATTACAAAACTGCCCCTTGAGGGCGTTAAAATAAATGATGCAGACTTGCTTTTTGGCAGGTCTTTTTTGTTTGGAGGTGAGAGCAATGGCAAAATTTAAACCAACACGCTTTATGGCGAAAGATTCAAAATATGATAAAAAGGCGGCGGACTATGCTGTTTCTTTTATTGAATGCCTCAGCCATACCAAAGGCACATGGGCTGGAAAGAAATTTGAACTGCTGAACTGGCAGGAGCAGATTATCCGTGACCTGTTCGGCATTCTGAAACCGAATGGATATCGTCAGTTTAATACAGCATATATTGAAATTCCGAAAAAAATGGCAAGAGTGAGCTTGCAGCTGCCGTCGCTCTGCTATTAACTTGTGGTGACGGAGAACAGCGAGCGGAGGTCTATGGTTGTGCCGCAGACCGACAGCAAGCCTCGATTGTTTTTGACGTTGCCGCAGATATGGTTCGTATGTGTCCGGCTTTGATGAAAAGAGTCCGGATACTTACTGCACAAAAAAGAATTGTATACACACCAACAAACAGCTTTTATCAGGTACTTTCCGCTGAAGCCTATTCCAAGCATGGTTTCAACATCCACGGAGTGGTGTTCGATGAACTACATACGCAGCCGAACCGAAAGCTGTTCGATGTTATGACCAAAGGCTCCGGCGATGCCAGAATGCAGCCTTTGTATTTCCTGATTACCACAGCCGGAACGGATACCAATAGCATCTGCTATGAAGTCCACCAGAAAGCGAAGGATATTCTGGAGGGCAGAAAACATGACCCTACTTTCTATCCAGTGATTTATGGTGCAGATGAATCGGAGGACTGGACAGACCCAAAGGTCTGGAAGAAGGCAAATCCGTCACTGGATAAAACTATTGGTATGGATAAGGTGGTGGCGGCGTGTAACTCTGCAAAGGAAACACCGGGCGAGGAAAATGCGTTTCGGCAACTGCGTTTGAATCAGTGGGTAAAACAGGCAGTACGTTGGATGCCGATGGAGAAGTGGGACAAATGCAAGGTTGCTTTTGATGAATCTGAACTGGAAGGAAGAATCTGCTACGGTGGACTCGACCTTTCCAGTACAACAGATATTACAGCTTTTGTTTTGGTATTTCCTCCAACAGATGAAGATGAGCATTATTACGTTCTCCCTTATTTCTGGCTGCCGGAGGAAACTTTGCCCCTTAGAGTAAGGCGTGACCACGTTCCATATGATATTTGGGAACGGCAAGGCTACCTGAAAACGACTGAGGGAAATGTGGTTCACTATGGTTTTATCGAAAACTTCATTGAAGAACTGGGACAGAAGTTTCACATCAAAGAAATTGCATTTGACCGTTGGGGTGCAGTGCAGATGTCGCAAAATCTGGAGGGGCTTGGATTTACAATGGTTCAGTTCGGGCAAGGATATAAAGATATGTCACCACCGACCAAGGAATTGATGAAGCTGACCTTGGAACAGACGCTTGCACACAACGGACATCCTGTTTTAAGGTGGATGATGGACAACATCTTCATTCGCCGTGACCCT